CCATTTTATAAACAAACATGAAAGGAAACAAAATGGCTCGCACAGTTAGACGTAAGACTAAGGATGATGTTATGTTGGAGAAGGAACATAGTGGGGGTGTAAATCAAAGAAAGAAGAATATCTCTAGAAACAACAAGAAGAATAGATTACGTCAAATAGATTACACAGATCCATCGGTTTTGGAAGAATTGGACGATGAATACGATTATTAAAAATATGTTTAAAATAACAGTTCCAGTTATTATACTATTATTCATAGTAGATTTTTTCACAAAGAATAGGGGATTGCCTATAAACAATAACGAATTAGAAAGTTATATTGATAATGTGTAGTATTTCAATTTATAAAGGTTATAACAATTTTAAAATTATAGGAGAACATAATGCCAATTAATCTTAGTAAAATCAACGGTGCTTTAGATCGTCTAAACCCCGAAAGTCGTTCACAAAACAATAACAACACCAACACAGCTGTTGTAAAGTTGGAAGAAGGTAAGAGTAACATTCGTATTGTTCCTTATGTTCACGACATGGAAATGCCATTTCAAGAACTACACTTCCATTATGGTGTCGGTGGTAAGTCATTCCTTTGTCCAAAGAGAATGAAGAATGACGATTGTCCTGTATGTGATATGGCTACAGAAGCTTGGAATGATTTTACAAACACTAGTGACGAGTCATCAAAGGAAGTATTCAAGAAGTTAGTTTCTACACTTAGAGTTTTCATTCCCATTGTTGTTCGTGGAGAAGAAGATCAAGTGTTCGTTGGTGGGCAGTTTCGCCTCGTACAACTTACAAGCAGATTCTCGAGATTGTCAAGAACGCTCTTGGTGAAGGTGTGGATATTACAGATCCAGCTGAAGGTATTGATTTGATTGTCAGAGTTGAAAAGGGATACAATGGTTGGTTAGTTCCAGAGTCGATTCAAACAGCAATGAAACCATCAAAGCTGGTAGACGCCAAGAAGGTTGACGAACTTCTTAATACTGTTACACCTATTGATGATTTATATTCTTATCGTGATGCATCAGAGATGAAGGAAGCGCTAAGTAACTTCGTTAATGAATCTTCAGAGGAGAATAATGAAAACGGAAGACATAAGAACTTTACCAAGAGTCAAGGTCAAGATTTACCATTTGATGATGTGAGTTCAAAGTTTGATAAGGCATTGGCTTAATGGCAAGAAAGAAAGTAGTAGATAATAAAGATAAAAGTTATAGTGGAGAAAACCCATCTGTAGATATAGCTTCTATACATCGTGATATCATTGGTGCTCTTAATAAGAGCGCCAATGATGTTTCATATATTATCGGAGAAGATGCAGGTATTGGCGAGGTAACAGAGTGGCTATCTACCGGTAGTACTGTGCTTGACATGATCATAAGTAATAATCCAGATGCAGATGGCGGAATACCTGTTGGTAAGTTAACAGAAATAAGTGGTGAGAATTCAACTGGCAAATCAATGTTAGCTTATTTAGTGTTGAAGGATTGCATAGAGAAGGGTGGCGTAGGTATTGTTTTAGATACTGAGTATTCTATGAATGTTGAGTTCTTGAGATTATTGGGTATAAACCCAACCAAGAATAATTTTATATACAAGAATCCTCAATCTATAGAAGAGGTGTTTGATGAGATAGAAAATGTCGCCAAAGAATTACAAAAGAGAGGTAATCCTTTATCATGTATTATATGGGATTCAGTAGCTGCAACATCATCAGATGTTGAATTAGAAGAGAACAATAGTAAGAATCAAATTGGTATTCACGCAAGAGCTATTAGCAAAGGGTTACGAAAGATAATGCCATTTATAGGTAATCGGCGAATAGCTCTTGTATTTTTAAATCAGTTAAGAGTTAAGGTTGGCGTGATGTTTGGTGATCCTCATGTAACGCCAGGAGGCAAAGCAATACCATACTCATCATCAGTTAGATTGAGATTGTTTAGTGATGGAAAATTAAAGATTAAAAATGATGTAGTTGGTGTAGGTATTAAACCTGTTGTACATAAAACCAGATTTGGACCACCTCACCGTGAGTGTCATTTGAAGATGTATTTTCAGAAGGGTTTGATTGATGAGGAGAGTTGGATAGATATTCTAAGAGGTTATGAAATAGTAGAGTCAATCTCTCAGCAGAAATCATCTTATACTGATAAGAACACTGGCGAAGTACATGAGTTTTTGGATAGAAATTTTGTTTCATTTATATCTGATAAGCCAGAGCTAAAAGAAATATTACGTAAAGAAATAAAGCAAGCTTTATATAAGATTCCAGATTTTAAGATAGAAGAAGTAGAATTAGTTAGTACAGATGTTGAGTCGGAGATAGAATAATGTTTGGAATAAGTATTGAGTCAAATAATAATGACAAAAACAATGATGAAGTTTTCAAAGAAAAAGTTTCTTCATTATATGAAGAGTTAAAGACAAATCCTAGTGGATTTAAAATAAGTTTTGTTTTCGGGTTTTTTCTATTTTTCTTTTTAGCTTTTGGTTTATTGTCATTAATTTTGTTTGGAATATTTTATTTATCAGCATTTGCTTGGAATAATTCTTTTGTTCATATTTTTGATTTACCTGTTATGAGTTGGTTAAATATGGCTTTTGGTTATATTTTTGTTTATATTGTTTATAGAATGTTAAGAACTATGTGGTAATTTGCATGGATTGTAGTCCTTTGGTCGCATAACGGACGAGGGAGTAGTACGGAATAAATTTATGATATACTTAGATATATTAAACTTCAATACTCTTTGGTATTGATTATAAGTCAGCGACATTCCGTTGTGGCGCTACTGTGTGGGAGCAAATTACCACTAAAATAAGCAAAATAATAGTTGACAAAAGCAGAAAATATCCTTATATTATATACATCAAATTAATGGTTATATAACGTAAGGATATTTTTTATGCCACGTAGAAAGAAATCACCTGTAGTAGAGACACAAAAGACATTTGATGAAAATGTATCAAATAATCTTACCGAAAATAATGACAATTTTGTATATAAACGAGAGAGTCATTATAATCATGTTTCAGCTTTCAAATCATATATTGTGGATGAAGAACAATACAATCTCTATAAGTTGTATAAATCATATTATAAGTCTAGGAGAGATCAAAATAAAGTAGCTGGGTTTCATGCTGGCGCGGTTATTTTTCGTACTATGAATGATTTTGAACGTAGATGTAACTTCTACTTGAATACAACAAAACATACAACTAAAAAAGAATTAAAAGAGGCAATATGTCAAGATTTAGATTTATTAAAAGATATTATTATGAATATGTAATAACACAATTTTGTGTAATATTATGGTTTTGAGTAGCTACGAAAGAGAAGCAAAATTTATTTTTTTAACCCTTGATTTTTTCAAAAATCTTTTTATATTTAGTATATCAAAGTTGGTAAAAAATGGAGTATGAGCCGAGAAATTCTCGCGTAAAAAAAGAGATAAAAAAGAAAAAGTTTTTTAGAATGGCTTGTTCAGAGATGTTCAAGTCAGATCACAAAACGAGGTTTGGTGCCGTATTGGTGTTAAGAAATGGCAAGGTCTATAAGTCCCACAATAAGGATATGAAATCACATCCTGCACTCAAGAAACACTACCCATTCTACGCCGTATCTATACACGCCGAACTTCAAGCAATCCTATTAGTAAATTCATATAGATACGATGATTGTATCAAAGGAAGTAAGATGTATGTCTACAGAGAAGACAAACATGGTATGTTGAAACCAGCGAAACCATGTCCTTATTGTATGAACATTATCAAAGAAGCTGGTGTTAAGAAAGTTTATTTCACAACCCCTAATGGATGGGAGTGTCAGGTTATATGAACAAGGAAAAAGTTTTACTTATAGATATGTTGAATATGTATGTCAGAAACTTCTCTGCTTTCGTTCTAACGAACGAGAATGGAGAGTTGGTATCTGGATTGTATGGAAGTTTGGCGTCGATTAGAAGTCAAATAGAGTTGCATCAACCCGATCATATATTTGTGGTATGGGAAGGCGAGAAGTCATCAGAGAGAAGAAGAAAGACATTAACTGAATACAAAGAAGGTAGAACATTCAAGGGATTGAATCGTAGGCACTTTGGTGGTTCTCTTGAAGATGAAAGAGAAAGTTTCGCAAGACAAATAACTGTTCTCAAAGAGTGTTTAGATAATCTACCAATTAGACAATTGGCGGTAAAATTCCTTGAAGCTGATGATGTTATTGCGTATCTATGTAAGGGAGTGCTCCAAGATAGATTTGAGAAAATAATAGTTTCTAGTGATAGGGATTATTTCCAGTTGGTAGATGATACAACAACCGTTTTCCGTCCAATAAAAACCAAACAAGACCCACAAGGTCAATATATCAACATGGATTGGATGATGAATAAGGAAGAATGTTTTCCACCTAACTATACTTTGATTAAGGCTTTGTGTGGTGATAAGTCAGATAATATTACTGGTGTTAATGGTGTTGGTGAGAAAACGGTAAAGAGGGATTTTCCATTTATTACTGATTATCGTCACTATAGTACTGATGAAATATTTACTTATTCAGCCGAACAAGTATTGAACAAGAATAAGAAGTATCAGAAATACATTGACAATAAGAATCTTATAGAACAGAATTACAAGATTGTACAATTGTTGCAAGAAGAAATGTCTATTCGCTCTGTAGATTCTATTTTCTCTATGGTGGAAAAAGCAGAAACAAAGTTTAATCCACCTAAGTTTCGCATTAAGTTGATGTCCGAAGGTATTTCACCTAACAATATTGATAGTTGGGTGTCTAGTTTTTCAACACTAAAAACAGGTTTTATCAAACATAGATAGGAGAACAAAAATGGTAGATGGTGCCAATTTCGATGTGTTTGGTTCTAGTAGTTTTCAGAATAGAGTTATACAAGGTGCTCTAACTGATAGGATGTTTTTTGAAAAGATATTTGAGATTTTAAAACAAGATTATTTTACAACAGAAGCTCATAAGATTATTTGGGGTGAGATTACAAAGTTATTTAACAAGTATGATTCATCTCCAACATATGATATGCTTAGAATGGAGATTGCCGCATTACCAGATGGAGATGATAAAGAAGAGGCGTTAACTATTCTTGTAGATATTGAGAAGAAGGCTAATCGTCAAGAGATTGAACATGCCAAGGAAAAAGCTTTTGAGTTTTGTAAGAATCAATCTATGAAAGCCGCCATTCTTCAATCAGTAGAACTTCTTAAGGAAGGGAAGTTTGATGAGATTCAGAAAACTATTGAGGAGAGTTTGAAGTTAACAGATAAGACAGATATGGGTCATAATTATTTTTCATCATTTAGTAGCAGGAGTAAGGAAGATAAAAGACCTAAAACCATCCCAACTGGATTTCCAGCACTAGATCATAATAATGTATTAGAAGGTGGCTTAGCTGCAGGCGAGTTAGGTGTTGTCATGGCTCCTACTGGTGGTGGTAAGAGTTTCATGTTGGTTAACTTTGGATATGGTGCTTTGGCAGCGGGTAAGAATGTTGTTCATTATAGTTTTGAGTTGAGTGAGAATAATATTGGTAGTCGTTATGACAGTCGCATCACTGGTGTACCAACTAAAGAAATAGTAACTAGAATAAAAGAGGTTGAAATAAATCTTCAAGATTTTCAAGGTGGTCAACTTATTATCAAGGAATATCCAACAAAGATTGCAACAGTAAACACATTAAAATTTCATATTGGTAGATTGCAATCATCTGGCTTTGATCCAGATTTAGTTATTATTGATTATGGTGATTTGATGAGAAGTCGCCGTGGATATGAACAGAAGAGATTTGAGTTAGAAAGTATCTATGAAGATTTACGAGGTTTTGCTATGGAAAGTAAACTTCCTATTTGGACAGCTACACAATCTAACAGAGAAGGATTTACTGACGATATTATTACTATTGACAAGGTTGGTGAGGCAATATCTAAGGTTCACGTAGCTGATTTCTTTGCAACATTTTCACAGCGTAAGTTTCACATTGGTAAGAATAGAATGGGTGCAGCTGGTATTAATTTTAATATTGATATTGATTATGGTCGCAGTTTGATTAAGTTGCATGAGGATAACGGCAAGAGTGGACTAACAATGTCAGACAGAGTTAACAATCTTCTCAATGAAGGAGACACAAAGAAGAGAATTTTTAATAGTTACAGAGATAACGCAGGAGTTTAAAATGCCCGAAAGATTTACTATAATAAGAACAAGTCGTTGGGGAAATTCTGGAACTGATCTTCAAACAATGGCGGTTTTAGAAAGAAGAAAGTTTCGTAATGACGATGCAATTAGAATGTGTAATGAAATGATTTCAAAGGATAACGCTGGTATAAATGAAGAATTAGAATATGAAGTTATTTTATCAAGAGAAAATGGCGAGCAAGAAGTTATTCATAGAGTTGATAAGAAAGGTACGGTAAGTGTATAATGCCAACATATGATTTTGTTTGTGATAAGTGTGATACAGTTTTTGAAAAGACCATTGCTTTGAAAGATTATGATAGTGGCGGTAAGCAAACTTGTCCTAAGTGTGGAGAGATAAATAAGGTAAGAAGATATTATACAGCACCTGGCATCAAGTTTGGAAAAGGATTTTTCAAGGATGGTTATCAAAGTGCAAAGGATGTAAATAGAAACGATGCCGATTAAGAAAGATATGGTTGTAGAAAATAAGAGGTTAAAAGAGTATCCGGTATCTACTCTTGACCCTGTTATTAAACCAACGGACATTACAGAGTTTAAAAATAAATCAGCAAGAAGTTTTGAGAAAAAACTTACTTCCAAGATGGAAGAATTAAAAAGCGAGTATGATAAATTGGTAGAAACTTATAATGTAAATAAAATGGTTTTAGATAGTGAGATTAGATTGGAACCAAAGCAAGGTAATACATACTATTTGTATCAACGAGAAAACGCACAAACATTTCTAAGTTTATTATCACCTAATGAATGGGGTTCTATGATTCCATTTAAAACACTGATGGCAGTAAGGTTAAATTCAGATAATCATTGGGAGGCGATATAATGGGTTTATATGCTACTATAAGAATAAGTGAGAAAGATTTCCATAAATTTTATGATGGGCCATCCATTCCTTCTTATGTTTTTAAAGATGATTTTCAAACAAAGGATTTAAATGTTACTGACATCTACAAAGTAACTGCTGGTGGTGAATTAATGTTTAGATCATTAGAAGAGGGTGATTATTTTCATTATTGTGATGGTAGTTTTCACAAACAGTTTAATTTTTATACACTTGTTTCTAATCCAACTATAAAAGATAGGGAGTGGTGGTCTTTTGATTGTTCGGTAAGAAATGGCCGAGTAAATAAAATAATATTATCAGAATATCCAAATGATTTGTTAGATTTTGAAAAAGATTCAATAGAAATAGATTTACCAGATGATATAGTATTAAAATTAGCACTAGAAGCACATAAGAAAGATATAACTTTAAACCAACACATAAACAATATACTGAAAGAGTTTATTGAGAATTACAATAACGGGGAATAGCTATGGATTTGAGCCAGCAAATTTTATCAGATATTACGGTGCATAACAAATATGCAAAATATGTTCCAGACCTACAACGTAGAGAATCTTGGGAAGAACTTGTTGATAGAAACAAGAATATGCACCTAAATAAATTTAAAGAAAAAGGTAGTGAGTTTCTATCAGAGATAGAAGCGGCGTATAAGTTTGTATATGATAAGAAAGTTTTACCATCAATGAGAAGTATGCAGTTTGCTGGCCGACCTATTGAGATGTCCCCCAATAGGATTTTTAATTGTTCATACTTACCGATTGATGACTGGCGTTGCTTTGGTGAAGTTATGTTTTTATTGCTTGGTGGTTGTGGTGTTGGGTTCTCCGTACAAAAACATCATGTAGAGAATATACCAGAGATTAGAAAACCAACAAAGAGAAGAAGATTTTTAGTTGGTGATTCTATTGAAGGTTGGGCTGATGCAGTAAAGGCATTAGTAAAGGCATATTTTACAGGCACAGCATCTTTACCCGACTTTGATTATTCTGACATTAGACCAAAGGGTGCACGACTTGTTACATCTGGTGGCAAGGCTCCTGGTCCTCAACCTCTCAAAGATTGTATTCATAATCTAAGAAAGATACTTGACGCTAAGCAAAACGGTGAACAACTAACACCTATTGAAGCACACGATATGGTTTGTTATATTGCTGATGCGGTATTGGCTGGTGGTATTCGTAGGGCAGCATTGATTTCTCTTTTCTCTTTTGATGATGATGAAATGTTAAGCTCAAAGTTTGGCTCATGGTGGGAACAAAATCCTCAACGTGGTAGAGCTAATAATTCTGTTGTATTGGCAAGACATAGAATAAAGAAGAGAGAATTTCTTGAGCTATGGAAAAAGATTGAATTATCAAACGCAGGTGAGCCTGGATTTTATTTTACAAATGATGTAGAATACGGCACCAACCCTTGTGCTGAAATTGCTTTACGACCATTTCAGTTTTGTAATCTATGTGAAGTAAATGTATCTGATATTGAAAGTCAAGGACTTCGACGCTCGTTGTAGAACTGCTGCATTTATCGGCACGTTACAAGCATCATATACAGACTTTCATTATCTACGTGATGTATGGCGTAGGACAACAGAGAAGGATGCATTGCTTGGTGTAGGTATGACAGGTATTGCGTCTAATAAGTTAGACGGTATTGATATATCACAGGGAGCACACGAAGCAGCAACTGAAAATGAAAGAGTAGCTAAACTTATCGGTATTAATAAAGCAGCAAGAGTAACAACAGTAAAGCCA